GCCCGTAACGGGGGTCTAAAAACTAATCACGATACGGTGATTTGTGGGGACGACATCCTCGGATATTGGTCAGAAGACCAAATAAAGTCCTACAGACGGAACTTAAAGAGGTTCCGTCTAGTCGAAAACCGAGATAAGTCGTATCAGTCCCCTAGCATAGGTGTCATAGCTGAAAACATAATAAAGGTTTCCAAGGCACCTGACCACGACCGTTACAAGACTTGGGCTGAAATATCGGCGGAAGAGGACCGCAAAGAAAGACGATATACGTCGAGGGTAGGTCGATGGGTTAAATCACATATCCCTGCTGCAACGCAGCCGAGTGTGACGCCCCAAAGACGCATCCCTTCTACTGGGTCTCACTTTAGAGTACTCCGCCGGCCCTATCTCTCATGTATTACCCTTGCCAAACGAGTGTCTAGCACAGGCCGGCCACTAGATCCGGACCTGCCGCTCTGGGCTACCATTGGTGACGCAATGTATAATGTACATTGTCAATTGCGCACCGAATGGCAACGCGTGAGGGTAAGGGATGCGTTCTACACCTTGCACCCCAAGCCGATCGGTATCTTAAGGAAAAAGAAGATAGAACTTCATTTACCGAAAGGGATGGGAGGTGCGGGCGCACCACCGAGAGAAATCGTACGAAAAGGCGACCGCTACGCAGCCGCCTTCCTCCTTAGTAAACGCGCCGACCAACGGGAGAAAGAAATGAAAATCCTCTCCCGTCCCTGGAAGACTGTAGCATACAATAAATGGTCAAAATTAGCCGCTGTTGCATCAGAAAAGATAGTTGCAACCCTGCGGCCTACAGTCCATTCTAGGGCAATCTCCTCATCAGACGTCTCTGGTTCGCTCATGGGACTACTACTGTCACAGGCCTCGAAAACGAAAGCCTATGAGCACCCGAAGAAAATTAAACCAGATCTTGCCGGGTACGGGCAGATGGGGAGAAGGAAGCGACGCGAATGGGCATTTCATGTCAGGTTTAGGAGACCCGCGAATGTTCCGGCGATTCTCAAACTCTATGAGAAAGTGGACACAGAGGTCCGATATCGCCATCGTGAGGTCACGCAGGCACTTAATGTCCTAAG